TACCTACTGCCATTGAAGCTTGAGTTATTGCTGACTCACCTTCAACCTTATTGCGTTTAAAGCAACGTTGAATTACCTTTCTGGCATAGGATATCATGTCATCTATTAGAAAGTCTAACATGTCAACACCATCCGTATCAATCATACGCATGAGCTGTAAATTTCTTCTAGGCTTTACTCCTAGATCATCTCCTCTTATTTTATTGAGGAGGTACTCTCTTATGTCCTGCATATAGTTCTCTCTTTCTTTTCTGGACTTGTATTATAACATGTTTACTTCTTCTTGGCAAGTACTTTTACCATTTTTCTGTTATTTAAGATTGAATATCCCACCATATCTTTCTCATATGCTTGTCCAACCACGACATTATCGATGCCAGATTGCAGGATAAGCTTAGTACATTCCGTACAAGGAGATAGCGTAGTGTAAAGGGTAGCACCTTGTCCATCCGTGCTAGAACGAGCCAGCTTACATATAGCATTAGCTTCAGCGTGTATAACAATAGGAAGTGTATTCCCAGTTGAGGTATCCTTACAGTGATTAGGAAAGCCTGAAGGAGTACCGTTCCAGCCCATCGAAATAATGTTACCATCTTTAACAATAATTGCTCCTACTTTAGTGTCTGTATCATAGGACATCTCGGCAACTCGCCTAGCAATGTCCATATATAGTTGATCATATTTTTCAATCTTAATTTTATTTGTTTCAGCTTTGACTTTAGCTCTAACATTATCGCTTGTCATTTCCTTGTGCCTTTCTTAGCATGATTAAGGCTTCAGATATAGATGGTATCTTACCACCTCCCTTAGCCAGATTGTTTTGTATCTTAATAAGTTGTCTCTTTATTTTCTTCATTGAGCTTTACCACTATATAGTTTTTACATTTACTTTCTGACCACTCAACAAGGTGTTTCACTACCTTATTAGCTCTAAGCTGATTAATTATTTGTTCAGCATCTTCATGAGCCTTGATTGCGTGATTCCTTGAGTACCTTATATTCATCTTCTAGCTCCTTTATTCTATTCATTCGCATGATAGCTTGTGAACGGTACATATTACGTTCCTTGGTAAGACTTTCTATATGCTTACCAAGCAACTCTACTTCTTGACACTTCCTCATATATTCTTCAGTCATTAGTCTAGTACCTCAAAATCTAAACCATCTGTCCATGTGAGACGAGATGTATTGTGATGATACTTAGCTGCACCAGCTGGACCAGTCTTACCTGTAAACCTAGACTTAAGAACAGTGAAGTTAATTGTATTACGTACATCTTCATTCTCATCAGTCATGTTACGACTAAAACCTATTATATCGAATGATATCTGCTTAATAGAGCCTGAGCCTTTGATATCATCTAGACTAGGTAGTTTACCTTCTTCAAAGTTCTTACTACCCACCAGTCCTTTACGTAAATGACTGATAATACCTAACCATATATTATGCTTCTTAGTTATCTTAAGTAAGTCTGACATAACCTTATCTATGGCTTCATTACCACTATAGCCTTCAGCACCCTCAGATACTGCTATAGTTATATGGTCGAGTATAAGATACTTACAGCCCATCAGAGCCATATACTCTATCTTATCTATCAATGACTCGTCACCTACAGAGCCTTGATGATCTAATAGTACTAGCCTATCAGTACCAAAGACCTCTTTAGATGCTTGTTCTTGTTCCTTTAATGGTACATCATATTCTTGTAGGTTCTGTCTCAACTGCATCTGAATAAACTTCTCAGCAGTATCACCAACAGATTCTTCTAATGATATCATACCTATCTTATCTTGAGTCTTGGCAAGTAAGTCTAGCACTATCTCTTTAATCACAGTACTCTTACCACTACCAGTACCACTGGTGAATAAGGTTATCTCACCGAACCTCATACCCTTAGTTTTATCATTGATACCTCTAAGGCAATCAGGATAGGCTACACTTTCTCTTGATTGTCTCTCAAGATACTGCTCCCATACAGCCTCGTGACCCATGATAATACCAGCTGGACTATAGGGTTGTGCATCCCATATAGCTTCCATGACTCTCATGTATCCACCTTGATTGAATAACTCACAAGGATCTTTTGCAGTACTACTAGCTACCTTAACCTTATCTATACCGATTATATTAGCAGCTTCTCTTATAGCCTTATTACCTGCATCGTCATTATCAAAGAATAAAACTACCTCTTCAAACGATCTAATCCATGTACGATTGAGTAGTAAACTCTTGAGGTTAGTTGACGAAGCCACACTAATAACTGGATAGATCTTCTTGTATTTGTTGAGGGAAGCTTGTGCAACCGCCATCGCATCGAACTCTCCCTCTGTGATGACAAGGCGTTTACCTCCATTTCCAAAAGCTTGACTACCAAACGGCTGGACATCTTTAAATTCTCCTACTGTCTTAAATTGTTTAGGCATAGTCCTTATCTTATAAGCAGCTAGTGTATTACTAGAGTCATAATAAGGATAACAATATGCTTCTATCTCTCGTTTATCATTGTACATAACACGAACATCGAAGTGTTCTGCTACTGCTTTAGTGATACCTCTCTCTTGACAACCCCTATGGTCTCCAAGAGTCTCTTTAAACTTAGTCATATCTATTACGATGTTAGATATATTAGTCATTTTAGTTTCCTTTCGTTGTCCTACTTTTTGTACATGAACTCCACATACAAAGCAATAGCCATGATCATCATCGTATAAAGCGAATCCATCTGAGCTACCACAGTCTTCACAATTAGTTTTACCTATCTCTTTACTTTCCGAATATTCTTTTCTCTTTAGCATAACGGTTTTCCTTTCGTTTACGTCTTGCTCTTTGTGAGCGTGAGTTACGCTCTCCTCTTTTGTTACCAAATAATTCATCCCAAGCTTTCTCAGGACGCTTTTGTTGTGTTGCGTTCATTGTATTCCTCTATAAAAGATTTAGTTAACATCCATTTCTCACTACCAAGTGTCTTATTATAAAAGACTTTCTCACCGTTCTTATCTACCGAAGTGAGAACTTCATATTCAATCTGTGATTTTATTTCTAAATAATTTAAAGCAGATTTATCTGGTGCTTCTGCTAACATAATGAATTCATAATCATCTTTGTTATCAGCTACCTTAACAGATATTTCTGAGCTAGAAGAAGCATAAGTCTTCCAATTAGATTGTCTTACTCGTTTACCTTTACTGTAGTTCCAGTAAGACTTCTTACCTATGTATTTCTTTCCTGTACTCTTTTCAATGATAAGATATACAAAGCCCTCTGCTTCATACGGATTATTATTGAATGTGACTTCCCATTGACCATTAGGTTTTGAGTCATCACCAGTAGCCTTCCAAGCTTTCTGATCAAAGGCTACACACACAGTGCTATTACTGGGATTGACCCATACAGTCAGGTCACCCTCCCATTTCTTCTTGAGACCTAGCTTAGTCCTTAAGTTAGACTTACACCTTATCTCACCATGTTCTTCTGTCTTTATCCCAACCCAACCTTTACTATCTACTTTAGTTACCTCTGTAATGATTACGTCTTCGTATCTTTGGTGGTCTGTTATATTAGACATAACATTTCCTTTCTATATCTTAAAGAAATCATCTGGAGTTCTTAGTATATGTATACCATTAGCTGTCTCCATCAGTTTCTCTTTCCAGTTTACTATACCGAACTTAGCTCGATAAGCTGCTAGGACTCTAGCCTTACGTCTATTCATTGGTACACCCTTGAGCATCTTCTCAGCAATCTTTGGTCCTACTTTAGGTAGTCCAGGAAGATTATCTGTTGGATCACCCTTAAGCATCTGTAACCAGTAATGTAAGTCAGCACTGTCCTCATCTATCTTATAGAATTGTTCTCGACGAGGATTATAGTGGTCACCCACAATACAGTCAAGGTCTTTATCAATATGTACTACACAGAAATCCTCTTTCTTTTCAAGGAGTTCTATTGATTTAATGCGTACCATATCATCTGCTTCCATACCATCAGCTGGTATAGCAAGACCTTTCTCAACGATAAGATCCATCAGTGGTCTAAAGAGTTGTGCATCTTTAGGTGGTTCTTTTCTGTTGGCTTTATATTGTGGACATAGCTTATATCTAAAGTTATCTTTACCACCACAATATACTATCACCTCATCAGCCCATACAGGACCAACCCAGTTCTTATCTAAGAGATACTTGTAATTATCTAAAGCATTCTCTACAGTCTCCATCTGCCAAGCGGCTTGATAGATACAACTGTCTGCATCAACTACTGCTATCATTCATAATTCTCCTCTGCATAGCCTTGTTGATAGTCATTCCAAAAGTCTTTGAGATCGCTTTCAATCTCTTTATAATCGAGATGAACGACTAAGTCCTTTTGATTTCTCATGTGGTCTCTGTACTCAGTCCAAGTCTCTGCGATATACAAATACTCTTGAGCTATCTCATAGAACTCATCTTCTCTAAGCATAGCTAGTCTTTTCATTTGTCCCATAGTATTTCCTTTCTAATGAACATCTGCGTAACAGTTACCTATGACACCATCGCCATCCATACAAGTTACATTGAATTGTTTAGGTGCTTCTCTGAATGACTCAATACAAATCTCTTTGACTCGTTCTGCATCAGTCTCTTTAGCAACCCATGCCATCTCATCATGATAGAATATAACTGGATAAGCATCTAGCTTTTCTTCCTCTATCTTATTCATGGCATAACCTACTGCAGCTTTACAAGTAATAGCTTCAGCTGATTGTAGTAAATAGTTTAGTGATTGGTGTGCACTGTTAACGTATACACGCCTACCATCAAGAGCAGGTACAAAAGCATGTCCATATCCATTCTTTGTTTTCTGAAATATGGTATCAAGTTTTGCCTTGATCTTTCCAAGTCCAGGAATAGCTGATTGATACTTTGCTTTACTCGCATTGCCAGCCTTATCATCTGGTTTACCTGTAAGTATCGTACCAAGCTTCTTACCTCCGCCACCAAAGAGATAGGCATACAGCCACCTCTTAGCATCACCACGAGAGCTTCCAAGAATATTAGCATTATAAGAATGTATATCTCCACTAGTAACCTCCTCTGTAAACTTATCATCACCTATATAGTGACACAAGGCTCTCATCTGATTACCAGCTGAGTCAGCTCCAACCACTCGATAGCCCTCTTCACATATGAATAATGATCTCATCTCTTTACCCCAAGCAGCTTCTACTGAGGGTAGATTAGTTATTATCTCATGTCTAGCTCTGAATGTAGGTGTTCCTATGACCCACATCTTACCATGAAGTCTACCATCTTTAACTGCTTCAAGCCAACCTTCGAGTATAGACTTCCTAGATCTAGTTGTATAGTATCTATCTATGTCTTTACCTATATCTCCCAGCAGTGCTAAGCTAGTAGAGGTTAACTTCGGACTTGTCTTATGGAATTCATAACCGACTTTCTTATAGTTCCAGTCATCAGGCTTCCATCCGATAGTATAGAGATATTCCTTTATCTCTTCCATGTTCTTTAATGTGACCTGTGTCTTATAACTACGCTGAAACTCTTGTTCAGGATTCCACTCCATCTCATCAGGCTCATTGCCATCAAGATATTCTCTCAATAACCTTCTAGTGACTGCTGTGAATGCTCCTTTCTTAGTGTACTTAGCTTTCTTAGGAGCTTTATCAACCCATATAGTCATCTCAGGTAGATTAGGGTGTATCCTATCTTCAATAGCATTGAGTTCATCTGTCATTTGTTTGTGTAGTCTGTGAGCTCCATCGACATCGAACAGCCAACCCTTCATACGTACTCTAGCCTCAAAGATAGCTGCATCATGCTCTGCACGAAGACCCTTTGTTATCAATGGCTTAGTAGTAGATTGGTCTTGTAACTCTTTGAGTAGTATATCATAGACTCTAGCATTCAATGACACATCTCTTATACAGTACTTCATCATGCCTTCTGTATAGGTAGACCAATCATCATATTCAAACTTAGCGTAGCCGAGATGATCACCCCAGCTACCCAGTCCATGCTTATGACCTCGATTGTAGTTAAGAGTCTGACTCATAATCCATGTATCATGTATCTTCTTATCGAAGAGATTAAGACCAGTTATCTTTTCAATCATAGGTAAGTCATAGCCTATAATGTTGTGTCCTATCAGACAAGAAGCTTTCTCTAGCATCTTTAAACCATCAGATACACTCATGTATTTATCATCATAGTCTGTGAAGCTATAGACTTTCTTAGTCTCGATATCTTGAATGACAAGACACCATATAAGTGTTGCATCAAGACCATCGGTCTCAATGTCAAATACTAATTTCATTTTAATCCTTTCCGTTATCACAACTCGGACATACAAAGTTCTCTTCCTTTATATCCAATGCCGAGCTAAGATACTCTTTATAACATTTAGGGCATACCATTAACTCTCTACTGTTGCCCAAGAAATTCTTCTCCAT